AGGCAACGACATCTCGTTTAGTGAACGTGCCAGAGAAAGGGGACTTAATATTTATTGTCATTTTGACTACCCATGTATGCACTTTAATACTCTTGAATTAAATGAAGTTGTAGCTGCTTTTAGAGGATTATACGAAGATGGCTAATTCAGTATGGTGCGGTTATTATGATGATAAATTATATCTTCAAAGCGGTCAGTTTACATCTACGCTGAAGGACAGTTATAGTGTCTCTGCAATGGAAGGCGAAGTCTCTGGTGTGTCATATGATGGCACAAACACACCATGGACGGGGTATGGTGGAGACTTGTTGTGGCTTATGTCAGGACAATTCAGCTCTACTATGCTTACAAGTTATTCTGTAACTGCTATAGAATCTATTCCAGCAGGTATATCATACGATGTAAATGGCGACACACCGTGGGGTGGGGAGACTGATAAACTCTACCTTCAGAGTGGACAATTCTCATCTACTATGAAAACCAGTTATGATATTGGTGGCATAGACACTGAGTTAGCTGATGTTTCTTTCGATGGTACTAATACTCCATGGTCTGGGAAAGCAGATGACAAGTTGTATTTACAAAGCGGTGAGTTTTCTTCAACATTAAAAACAAGTCTCGATATATCAGCAGATGATAGCAGACCTTCTGGTATAACATTTGATGGTACTGATTCTGGTTGGGTTGGTAGAGATAATGACTATTTGAGATTACAATCAGGCCAATTTTCTGGAACAGTAAAAAGCAGTTATAATGTTAACAGTATAGATACTTTTCCATATGGTCTTGAGTATACTGATGTAGATGCAAGGTTGGGTACTGGTGGCGATCTTATTGAGTTCGCCAGTGCAATAGCTGCTGTAACTTCATTACTTGGTATTGATCTCGATAGGACATTAAATTTTATATCAGCACCAGCAGCTACTACAGTTCTTACTGGTATAGATCTCGACAAGCAATTGGACTTCTTATCAACGATAGCTGGAACCTCAGTGCTTACAGGTATTGATATTGATAAACAGCTTGATTTTCTCTCAACAATAGCTGGTACGTCAAGCCTCAACACGCCTGAATTAGTTATATCAAGATTGTTAGCATCTACAATAGATGCCGTTTCATCCCTTACTGATATAGACCTTGATAAGAAACTTGATTTTCTAACTTCAATAAGTGCAACAACAGTAGCCACATCACCTGCGTTAAATGTTATACGTCTACTGTCTTCAGCTATTAATGCTGTATCTGTACTAACTGGTATAGACTTAACAGCCACTATTGATTTCCTATCAACGATAGCTGCAACGTCTGTACTAACTGGAATAGATCTTGATAGACAAGTTGACTTTATAAGCTCTATTGATGCTGTTACAGTTTTATCAAGTATAGATTTAATTGTAAGTGGTCAGGTAGATTTCTTAACAACAATAGCTGCTGTTTCTGTTTTGGCAGGTATAGATGTTACAAGGACAATGCCGTTTACGAGTTCTGTTGATGCGGTAACAGTTGCATCGAGTCCAGAACTCGCCATTAGCAGGTTGTTGTTATCAACGATAGCGGTAACATCAGTTGCTGCTGCGATAGACTTGATAAGGACTGTTGGTTATAGCAGTTCTATAAGTGCTGTTACTACATTAAGTGGCATTGACGTTTTAAACTTGATGGATTTCGCAAGTCAGATAGATGCTGTATCTGCTGTTGGTGGTATTGATCTCAACAGGCTTATGGGGCTATCGAGTACAGTAGCTGGTGCAACAACATTGTCTGGTGTTGATTTATTGAGAGTTATAAGACTTGTTAGTTCACCGTCAGCAGTTACGAGTTTATCTGGTATTGATATAGGTTTGAACAGGTCTTTCTTTAGTGCTATATCTGGACAGACATCGTTATCGAGTCCTATATTAGGTTTGGTGAGAGATTTTTTTAGCACGATAGATGCTGAAACATTGCTTAAATCTATTAACCTTATTAATAACACGATTGTCGATATAGAAGACGCAACTGTTGTCAATAAAACAAACATACTTAGAGCTAAATATGTCTTACATAAGCTTCTGCTTAGTAAAGACTTTACAAAAACAACTAAATTATCTAATGATAGTGATGTCTTAAAAGCCATCAATATTGATTAGGAGGAAAATTCAATGGCATCTATAAGTGACTACTTGGAGAATGAACTTCTTGACCACGTGCTTAAAGTTGGTTCTTATTCCCCACCTACTATCTACATAGCCCTTGGTACAGGGGCTACAGATTCAGGTATATCTGGTGAACCGTCAGGAAATGGTTACGCACGTGTGGCCCATTCCTCATGGAACACAGCAGCGTCAAGGGCGATTGACAATAACGGATCAATCACGTTTCCACAGGCTACTGGCAGTTGGGGTACAATGACAAATTATGCTATTTATGATGCGTCAACTTCTGGCAACTGTCTTGCTTGGGGAGCATTAAATACATCTAAGTCTATTGTGAATGGCAATACACCGTCTATTGCTGATCAGGAGATAGAAGTATCTTTTAGTGCTGGGGCTATATCTGATTATCTTGCAAATGAGCTTCTTGACCATGTATTTGGAAATGGTGTGTATTCGCAGCCAACTAACATTTGTCTTGCACTATGTACTGCTGCACCAGTTGATTCAGACACAGGCTCAAGTATTACTGAAGTATCTGGCAATAATTACAGTAGATGTACACACAACACATGGGATACAGCTACAGGTGGTGCTTCAGAAAATACAGGTGCTGCTACGTTTGCTACACCATCTGGCTCGTGGGGATTAGTGACACATATTGCCATATGCGATGCTACATCTGCTGGCAATATGTTATGGTGGGGTACTGCTACACCTAACCAGACACCAGATAGTGGCGATACAGTTCAGTACGCTGACGGTGCTCTGGATATTACATTAGACTAATAGAGGAAACATCATGTATAAGGTCTATATTGGAAGAGATAATGAATTTGCAGTTCAGCTTGTTAAGAACGGTGTTAAGCTGACAGCTTCAGAAATGCAAGCCATAACAAATGTTGGCATTGTTTATGAAGGAACTGAATACAAATATTCCGATTACAATGATGCTTTTGATTGGTCAACGAGAGAAGATGAGGGTGTTCTCATATGTAAACTTGGAGGTATTTTCAATACCGAAGGTAGGGACACTAAATCTGAGCTGATATTATATACAGCAACCGATGTAAACGGTGTTGTATGGGATTACCTTGATATAAAAATAATAGCTGTATCATAAAGGATTTTAAATGGCTACTCCAACTAAAGAAGAACAAGCCCAATATGATTCAGGATATAAGGAAGCACTGGATGCTGAAGAGAAGCCTACTGTAACTCAGTTAACCTTATACTCTTCTCCGTTAGGACAGAAATTAAATGGCATGTTCACAACAGCCGAAGGTAATAGAAGTCTTATTGAAGAGCGATGGTTAAAGGATTTAAGACAATGCCGTGGCGAATATGATCCAGAAGTTCTCGCTAAGCTTCATCCAAAAAGGTCTAAAGCTTTCTTAAGTTTTACACGATCAAAAGTTAAAACAGTTACATCGAGAATGACTGATTTATTGTTCCCAGCTAATGGGGCTAAAAACTGGTCTGTAACACCAACTCCAATTCCTGAATTAACACCTGAAGTTCAAGAGAGTATTATGATGCAACTTCAGGAAGCATCTCAGTCAGGTATTGTTCCAGATCAAGATATGATTATGAAAATTATAAATGACGAAGCCACTAAAAGATCTGACAATATGCAAAAGGAAATGGATGACCAGTTAACTGAGCTTAAGTATCGTGAAATTATACGTAATTGTATTCAATCAGGTGGGATGTTTGGTACTGGTATTCTAAAAGGCCCACTCGCAAAGGAAAAGATATCGAAACGGTGGGTGCCGGATGGACAAGGCAATTGGGTTACAGTTGAAATTCCAGTAATGATGCCTTATTGTGAATTTGTGCCTATATGGGATATATACCCAGATATGTCAGCCAGAAAGGTTGAGGATATGCGGTATATATTTCAGAGATATACTATGAATAGAAACCAGTTGTACGAGCTTGGTTTGCGGTCTGATTTTAATGGTGAAGCCATAAACGCATACATAGAAGTATACCCAGATGGTGATGCTCAGCACAAAACTCACGAAGAGAAGTTGAGAGCTATGTCATCTGGGCCTGAAACTAAATCTTCAGCAGAGCATGAACAGGCAGGTGCTCCAGTATTTCGTACAGGTAAATACGAGATTAAAGAGTTTTGGGGGTATTTGAGTTCTAATGAGATAAAGGATCTTGGTATTGATATACCAGAAAGTCAGCTTGGTCTTGAGTTTGCTGCTAATATCTGGTTTGTTGGCGATATAATAATAAAAGGAATAATGTCTCCACTTAAAGGCGTTACCTTTCCGTATCATTTTTATTACTACGAGAAAGACGATACAAGCATTTTTGGTGAGGGCATCCCTTCTATAATAAGAGATGTACAAGTTTTGTTGAATGCTTCAATTAGAGCGATGTTGGATAACGCAGCTATATCGGCTGGCCCACTCATTGAAGCTAACATGGAACTGTTAGACGCAGCAGAAGACCCAACAGATCTTTATCCGTTCAGAGTATTTCGCAGAACAGGTGTCGGCTTAGAAGCTCAGCAAAGTGCCATAGCTGTACATACGCTACCTTCATATACAAATGAGTTTATGGCTATGGTTAATTTGTTTGTTGAGCTTGCTGATGAAGTAACCACAACTCCACGTTACCTTGCAGGTTCAGATCAGGCAGCAGCTAAAGGTGCTGGTAGGACAGCATCAGGATTATCTATGCTTATGAGTGCTGCTAATATAACTTTAAAAGATCAGGTCAAGAATTTTGATGACGGTATAACAGTTCCATTTATTAAGGGTTTATATTTCTGGAACATGCAGTTTAATCCTAAGACTTCTATTAAAGGTGATTTTGAAGTACAGGCAAAGGGTAGCTCTTCATTGATAGCTAAGGAAGTTATGTCTGAGCACCTTAATCAGTTCTTGCAGATTACATCTAATGAGATTGATATGATGTATACTAAACGTGATAACATGTTGCGTATGGTTGCTAAGAACTTAGATCTTGATGAATATGATCTCGTTAAAGCAAGAGATGAGGTTGCTATTGAGCAGAAACAAAGGGCTGATCTTGAAGAGCGTATGAGACAATTTGAAATGAAAATAGCTTGGATGAAGGCAATATCTGGTGGTCATATGGATAAGGACACAGGTATACCAGAAGGTGCTTCAAGCAATATGCCAGAGGGTGTAGATGTCACTGGTTAAACAAATACAGGCTGAGTACCACTCAAAGTGTTTTAGGTTATTTGTGTCTCATTTTGAGTCACTTTTACAACAAGCCAGAGATAAACTTGATGTTGCTGAAGGCAACCAAATATTTAAACTGCAAGGCGAGATTAAGGTATTAAAGCAGCTATTGCAGGTACAACAGGCACGTGAAATCAAATACACCGATAAAGATGGTGGATTTGGCGTTCAGTAAAATGGATACCGTTTAACACGGCCCAAGGAGGAACAATGTCTAAAAAGTTAACAGAGCAGGAAGAGTTTGACAAGTATTTTGATGAAGCTATGGCGAGTGAGGGAGAACGAAAACCTGACCCTATAGACGAGACAGAGGATGATCCTAAAGAAGAGGAAACTTTTAAGCAGGAAACAGAGGATCAACTGGAACAAGAACCAGAACCTGAGCCAGAACCAGAATCTGAGCCGGAGCCTGAAAAGAATTGGGAAGCAGAATACGAAAAGATTCGTGCTGAACTTGAAAAAGCTGAACATAGAATGTCTTCTTGGGAAGGCAGGATATCTAAAGCTAATGAAAGGGCTAAGGCTGCTGAAGATGAGCTGGCTAAATTGAAAGCGTCAAAAGAAAAGGAACCGTCAGAAGACGACACTCCAACAATTGACGATGAGGTTCTAAAGGAATTCCAAGAGGAATTTCCAGATCTGGTAAAACCGCTAACAATGTTAGCAAAGAAGTATGCAGAGCAGATTGCGGATGAGCGATTAGGTAAAGTTGCCCCAACGATTGAAGAGATCCAAAAAAGGCAGCAGCAAAGTGCGGTTGATTTATTTTTTGAGCCGATATATGCTGCACATCCTGATTGGAAAGACCTGTTTGATTCAGGTCAACTTCAAGAGTGGATAGCCACACTCCCCCCGTTACAGCAAAGAGTCTTCAACGAAGTTGTAGACAATGGCTCTCAACCTGAGATTATAGAGATGTTCGATGCTTATAAAAAAGCAAAGGGCTTAATAAGAGAAACTGATAAAAGTGCTAATCTTAGGGAGGCCCATCAAGACCTAAACAAAATCGTTGCTGTACAGGCCAGATCGGGTGGCCCGCCTGATAGTAAAAAGGTAGACAAGAATGATTATATTGCAGGTTGGAATGACGCTATCTCCCAAGGTTAGCGGAGGTAACAAAATATGACAACAACGATTTATGGGGACATCAGTCCCAGAACCGCAGCGTTTGCGGTAAAAGAACTTTTGAAAAGGGGTATGCCTTACATGATCTTGGAAAAGTTTGGTCAGTCTAAACCCTTACCGAGCAATAACTCCAAGACTATTAAGTTTAGGCGTTACTTTTTGGATACGACTCTGGCTTCTGGCTATACACCTAAAGAGTACTTTAGTGATGACGCTACAAGTCAGTTCGATCCTACGGCTAAAACTTTGACTGAAGGTGTAACACCGACAGCCACTGCGTTAGAACATGCTGACATTGATGCTACGCTTGTACAGTACGGTAAACCTGAATTGCCGTGTTTAAATCTCTTCTAAATAATGGGAAACTCTAAGGATAATAAATCTATGAAAACCCAGTGGAACCACGAACTTTATGCTTACTTAGCAGGTATTCTTGATGGGGAAGGTTGCTTAAGAATATCACGAACAAATCAAAAGGATATGGTTAATCCATATTTTCAAGCATCAATACAAGTTGGTATGCAAGATAAACGTGTACTTGAAATGTTTAAAACAACTTTTGGTGGAAGTATTTATAAAGATCGGACTGTTAATGGTAAGTTGCCCGTATACCGATGGAGGATAAATTCTAAAAGAGGTTCTATAAAATGTTTAAAAAAGTTAATGCCATATCTTATAACTAAAAGGGAACAGGCAGAAATATTACTTTCATTTTGTAAGAACACGCCCCCACCGAAGAAACGATCAGCAGGATTAAGCCAAGAACAGTTGAAACTCAGAGAGGATCTATTCAATAAAATAAAGAAGCTCAAAGAGTGTATAGGGCCATTAACGACTGAGCGAAGAGACAGGCGAGAGCTTGAAGCGACAGTCTGAACTGCATGGAAACATGCAGAGGATTGGTTGAAGTGCCGATCCCCACACATTATGTGTGAGTAACAAATTTGGATTTAGTTACAATTACTGATATCATCATGGATACTCACGAAGATCCTGTCTTCAAAGAAGCTATTGAGATTCTTGGTGAGCAAGCTGCTATCATCGTTGAGAAGACTCGTTTTAACGTACTAAAGGCTGGCACTAATGTTGTATATTCTAATGGCAGTGCTCGATCTGATGTTAATACTGTTTTTGTAGCGTCTGTACAACGTCAGATTACACGTACACTGAAACGTCAATTGGCGAAACCGATCACATCGGTTGTTCGCTCAACACCGTCATACGGTACAGAACCTATCGCTCCCTCTTTTGTGGCGGTATGTCATCCTGACCTTGAATATGACATTCGTAAAGTAACTCAATTTACACCTTCTGAGAAATACGGCACGATGAGTCCATGGGAAGGGGAAATTGGAAAGATTTCTGATTGCCGATATATCCTTTCTACACTCATCGAACCGTGGACAGGTGTAGGTGCTTGTGGTGATACTGGTGGAACTAACGTGATTGAGAATGGGAGTTCTGAGGCTCACGTTTATCCCATCTTGTATTTTGCCAGAGATGCGTTTGGCATGGTTGCCCTTAAGGGTAAAGATGCTATCGTTCCTATGGTAGTGAATCCTTCTCCGTCCGATTCTGATCCATTAGCTCAGAGAGGTCATTGTAGTTGGAAAGCTCTTACAACTACTATTATTTTAAACGATGCATGGATGTGCCGGGCAGAGTGTGCTTGTACCGATGATGATTCTCTGACATAATAGTTAGGTACATCATTATAATACCACCGTAAGGTAGTATTTAAACTGCTGGGGGATGGTGGTAGTTACTTATCATCCCTCAGTATAACCAATAGAATTCAAAAAAATTTGATACGTTCATATGAACGCCAAGGAGAAAGAAATGTCTAAAGAAAAAAAAGAATCCAAAGAAACTCCGAATTACTGGAAGCTTAAAGATGAAGATCTTAGGGCTTTAGTTGAAGAACGAAAATTACCCTACGAGTTTGACGAAGAAAACTTTAACCGTAAAGCTGTTATTGACATCCTTAGAATCAGTGACGTTTATCTTGGTCAAGCTAAAGAAGCCCTTGAGCAAGATGAAGAAACAGATGAAATTACAGTAACCATGAAAAAGAAAGGTTATGTGAAAGTTAGGTTTCATCATACTCAGGCTAATGATGTTCCGTATGTGTTTATAGGCCATAATGGTAAAGCCTTCTATGTTCCTAAAGAGGAAGATATTTGGATTCCGAAGTACCTATTAACATCGGTTATTAAAGATGCTGTTGAAACAAGATCTGAATCTAAATCTGTTGATGGCAAAATGGTTCAAACAGCAAAATTATATCAAAGGTTTCCGTATACACTAATTGAAGCCTAAAGGAGAGCATGATGGCAGTTGCTGTTAATAGCATTGTGGACAAAGTTGAGAGTCTGCTCCAAGACACTACTAATGCGAGGTGGCCTGTTCTTGAACTTGTGGGTTGGCTAAACGAAGCACAAAAAGAAACTGTTCGTGAAAAGCCTGAAGCATATACCACAACAACTGCTGTTCAGCTTACTGCTGGAACTAAACAGTCTATTCCAGCAGGTGGTATTTTGCTTATAGATGTTATCAGGAATATGGGAACTGACGGTACTACTGCAGGTAATGCTATACGAATCGCTGATAGAAGACTTCTCGATACCCATGTTCCTGATTGGCATCATACGAAGAATTCTACACAATACGTTGATAACTACGTATTTGATGAGCGTAACCCAAAAATATATTTCGTTTCTCCACCTTCTGATGGTAATAACTATGTGGAGATATGTTATTCAACAATACCAGCAACAGTAGCTGCTGGACAGAACATTATACTCGATGATATATATGAGTCTGTCATCATTGACTATATGTTGTATCGTGCGTATTCTAAAGACGCTGATTACACTAACAATGCCCAAAGAGCTATATCGCATTATCAGGCATTCTTAATTGCCCTTGGTCAGCAGGATAAAGCTGAAAAAATATTTGATCCAAATAATATGCTGCTCCCATTTGTTAAACCAGTTAGGACTATACGTGAAGCTGAGGTGTAAACTATGATTGATTTGAATGTGTTTGAAAAAGACGTATTGGTAGAAGCCATAGGTTGCCCTATCACAATAGTCAAACAGGCTATCGTTGAAACGATAATTGAGTTTGCTGAAGGAACATGGATATTTAACAGAGCCTTTAACCAGATATTGACATCTACTGATATTAATACAGATATTAATGATTATGTTGATTTTAATGTTACTGAATATGTTATAGATAAAAACCCAATTGCTATCCCAGAATTCAGAATAAACGGTGAGGAATGGGTACTTAAGTACATGCTGCTTGAAAATGAGACAAATTATATAGAATACTTAAGAGAGAATAACCAAAAGTTATTTTCGTTTCCAGATCCATCTACTTTAAGAATACATGAACTTGAGTCTCTTCAAGAAATATTTCTTAGGATTGTATACAAGCCAGTATATGGTATAACAGAAATAAATGAAGAGATATATTATGATTGGTATGGGCCAATAATAGCTGGGGCTAAGGTTAAGCTTCAGCTTATGCCAAATCAGCCATGGACAAATAGGGAGATGGCAGCATACTATTTAGGACAGTTCAAGTCTGGCATGTCAAAAGCTAAGGCTAAATTTCAAAGGAGCTTTACAGATAAATCAGGTGCTGTGAAGTGGCGAACATTCGGAGAGTAATATGGAGAGACTATTACTAACTGGTTTTAGTGGTAGATTACCGAAGTTATCTGCAAAGTTACTTAAGCAAAATCAAGCACAGGTAGCAACTAATTGTGACTTACGTAGCGGTGAGATAAAACCGTTTAAAGCATTGAATCAAGATGCTACTACTTATGATGCAGCTATAATAAGTGTAAGCCCAATAGATACTGAAATGTTCACATCAACTCTCGATTGTGATTTTGTTAAACATGATATTGATGGAACGCCAACCCTTCTCGTATCTGATGGGACAAATTATCCAAAACAATATACTGACGCATTATACCCATCAGATCATAGACGGTTAGGCGTAGTGCCACCTACAAGTGCTCTCGCTATTACGTTTAATACTATAGGCGGTATTAGTGATACTGAAATTGTAGACACAGTATCTTATGTGTACACATACGTAACTTCTTGGGGAGAAGAGTCTGCTCCAAGTACGGCTACTCCAGCAGTCAATGTTCAGGCAAATCAGTATATAACTTTAACTAACTTTGACACACCAGTTGTAGCTAATAAGAACGATATTACAGCTATTCGTATTTATAGGGTCAGTACTGGTCTTAAGACTGCTGAATATTATTATCTCGATGAGGTTGATGATCAGACTACAACTTACAATGATTATGAAGTTGGTGTTGGTCTTAAAGATGTAACATCTGATATATTGCCGACAGAAAATTGGATTCAGCCACCCGATGGTATGGCAGGTCTTTGCAGATATGCCAACGGTATGCTTGCTGGATTTAAAGACAATACCTTATATTTATGTGAACCTTTCGTTGTCTATGCGTGGCCTACACAATACACAATAGATTTTGATAGTGATATAGTTGGCATAAAGCCGTATAATGAGAGCATTATAGTATGCACAACTACAAAGACATATATAGTATCTGGTAACAGTCCTGATATTATGGTTCCAGTACACATACCTACACAACAGGCATGTATCTCAAAAAGAACTATGGTTGAAACAAATGCTGGAGTTATGTATGCAAGTCCTGATGGTCTTACTCTTGTAAATGAAACTAAGGCACTTGTTGTTACATCAGAGATAATAACAAAAGAACAGTGGCAAGCGTTGACACCAGCAGATATTATATCGTTTTGGTATGATGAGATGTATATTGGTTTCTTTGCTGGTACTGATACTGGCTTTACGATTATAGATGGTTCATGGGTAGACATAGACTTAGGAGGTGGAACAGTTGAAGGTGGGTACGTTGCACCAGATACTGATAAATTATGGCTCATAATGGATAGAACATCATACGCTTATCTTGAGTCATTTAATGACCACGCAACAAATTACCTTACGTACACTTGGAAAAGCAAGCAGTTCGATTTCAATTTTCCAACATCCTATTCGTGTGCTAAAGCATATTCTGCTGGCAGTTTTAATCTTATTGTGTATGGTGACGGTTCTGAAGTATTAGGTTCAACAGCTATAACTAACCAGCATATGTTCAGGCTACCGTCTATAAGCAGGTATTGGGATATGGAAGCTTCTGTTACTGGCTCTACTAATGCAGTTATTGAATCATTGCTGTTTGCTGTATCACCGCAATTATTGAGGATGGGATAATATGGTTCTTCTGGCTACTGATATGACTATACCTATTCCAGATACTGATTGGTTTACTCCGATACCAAATGTCGCTGGACTTGATGCACAACTGGCTAAAACAATATCTGCTGTAAAACAAAACTTAGAGGTTATTGCTGGTGTGCGTGGAGATGGCTCAAAGAAATTAGTAACAGCAGCCGATATGGTAAACTCTGATTACCTGAACGAACTTGCTGGTATTGCTAATTCTGTAATTAATGTAGTATCATCACCCGGAGATTACGTGTATGGTGATGCCCCACCACCACCTACAAATTTGCATAGAATTACATATGATACAAATGGATTGACATCTCCATGGTTCCATCATTTAGAATGGGATAATCCGTTAGACCTTAGTAACGTATATTACATTGAGGTATGGTCTTCAACGATAAACAGCATCAGTTCAGCACAACGTGTAGCTATAGTTACACCACCTCAGAATTCTATTATGGTATATGGTATAATGCTGAGCGTTGACTATTATTACTGGATAAGATCAATATCATACGGATTCAAGCATTCGCCTTGGGAACCAAGTCCAGATCAAGGTGGGTATATAGTTGTTGGTGAAGACGATATAAGCGAAACGATAGACAGTATCATTCGTGCTCTTGCAGGTGAAACACCACCTGTATGGGAATCAACTATAATTTATGAAGTTGGTGATAAAGTTTCACTTACGACAGGTACTGAAACGAGAAGGTTCAGAGCAGTAGCTGCAAGTGCCAATGAAGTTCCTTACGCTGATGGTGTAACTAACACTACTTATTGGGAACGATTTGGTATCTTAATGGAAGGTGAGGTTGACGGAGAAGCTACTGTTGCTATTGATGGTAATCTCGTTGTAGATGGTACAGTTCTCGCAAGGCATATTGCTGCTGAAGTTATAGAGGGCTATCATATAAAAGCAGGTGAGATAGTTATTTCCCATATCGGTGATGATGCGGAAATCTTAAACATAAACCAAATATGGGGGGAAGTGTCTGGTACTGGTAAGCCAGACAACTTTGCTGGTTCCTCATTAGATAATCTTAATAAAGACCCAAGCTTTATTGAAGGTTATGCTGATAGTGGTTATTGGAAGAGATACCCTCAAGCTTATACATATTTCCTAAATTCAACTGGAGAAGGCAATGAGTACATTGCACGATTTGATGCTTGTGGTGAATTTAATTATATATCTTTTAATGAAGGTAATCCGATAAGCATTAGACCGGGTGATTCCTTTTGGATTAAAGCCAGAGTATATGAAAGCTCTTCTTTAAACGGTTCTATTGGTTTGTTCTTTCAAATAGATGGAATGGACAAAGATGGCTCCCCCACAGCTTGGAATTCGACAGGAGAACTTACAACTACGAGAGATGCTTGGACAGATGTTAAAGCTAAAATTACAGTAACTGGCACTGATACAGTTAAAGGAACATTTAATTTATACTTATATAGTAATAACACAACAGGCTTTGCCAAATGTAATTACTTGTATGTTGGAAGGCAAGATCCTGACGCTCAGCCAACGGCTGGAGCCATTGATGGAAATGCAGCACCTTCTGGTGCAGGTCTGTATCTTGGTGCTGACTACATGGGATTTTATAATGGAGCTGCATGGAAGACCTATATGGATTCATCGGGTAATTTCTATTTAACCGGTGTTTCAGACAACGCTTTGGCATGGAATGGTACTATCTTGTCCCTTATAGGCAGTCTTACAATCCAATCCGGTGTTGCTATTACAATTGAACAGGGTGGCGATATTGTGATGGAAGGTGGTGCTACTGGCAACCCATCGTTATTGCGATTCGCAGATGAATCAGTTCCCGGCGAAATACGGTTTGAGATGAGTGGTGATAGTTCTAAATATCATAGAATTTTTAAATCCACAACTAACCATACTCTCTACATAGAACCTTATGGGTTGGCATATCCATACCTGCTGCTTGGTTCATACGCTAACCCATATAATGCCATGGCTTTGTATACATCTGGTATTATGTTTCTAAATGCTGGTGGTGGTGTACAGGTTCAATATGATATTTCGGCTGATAATGTTACAGCAAGAGAGGGGCTTTTATATTTGAAAGAAACAACTACACCATCTACTGCTACAGGCTACGGTATTATTTACACAAAAAGTGATAATAAACTTTATTTTAAAGATGGCGGTGGAACAGAACATACAGTAGCATTTGTATAAGAGGAAATTATGTCAGAAAATAGAATACCAATACAGGCTGAAAAACTCATGCAATATTATGCTGAAGCTGAGATTAAAGTAAGACTTCTTTCTGAGACTGTACAACAGCAGCAAACAATTATTAAAAATCTTGAAAAAGAGCTTAATGAGTTAAAGGGCAGGATAGAAGGTCTTGAAAAATAATATTGAGTTTATACCATACGTTGAAGTTGACGGTATAAGAACATTTAAAGATTCTTTTATTGCAAGCTTATATAATAGGATTGTTAAAGAAGGTAATGGTCATATATTTAATGATGGGCAAATACAAACTGACTTGGCTTTTTTACATGCGATGAAATACAACAGCCAGTTATATCTTGTATATTTCGATAATGATCTTATCGGTATGTGCTGGTTGAATAGAATAGAAAGACATAATGCCAGAGTTCATTGGTGCGGATTTAATACTGGCAGTCCACGAAAGTTAGTTCTGGCAGGTAGAAAGTTTCTTAAAGACATATCAAAATATTATGACGTTATTATAGGCTACACACCGAAGAGTAACTTAGAAGCTGTAAGGTATTCAATGATGTGTGGTATGAAATATGCAGCAGAAGTTCCTAAGCTATGCTGGAACTATAAAACAGGAAAGAGCGAAACTGGTATTATAAGCTACTATGTAAGGGAAAACCAAGATGAAAATTTATAATAAGCTTGTGCTGAACATTGACACACTGGAAGTTCTTGAGGAAGATTCCTTTGAATGGAATGGTGATATAGCTGAATGTAAAGGTGGTGGCACAGTAACCACTACTAATGTTCCAGACTATGAGTACAATGCACGTATGGCAAAGATTGCAGAAAAACAACAATCTATGGCAGATGCCTACTTTAACTATTGGAAAACGACATACCAGCCATATGAGAAGCTGATGATTGAAGAGAATAAACGCATCTTGCCGTATGAGCGTATGAACGCCATTGAGACACTAAAGGCTGGTGCTACGATAGCTCAGGAAAAAGCTATTCAGGCTGGTTATGAGACAACATCAGCTAAGGAAAAATCTATTCAGGCTGGTTATGAGACAACATCGGCAAGAGAATTCTCTGAGCAGATGGGGCTTAAGACAGACTATCTTGAAGCTGCCGTTGGCTCTGAACTTGAGCTTATTCCTAAACGTACAGCATTGTCTTCAAAGTTCTATGAGGAAGCTATGACAGGTGTCAATATCAGAGATAGAATGAGAACAGCAGGTGCTGACGTTGCTGCTCAGCTAAAAGGCTCTGAGGAAGCTGCAA